CCACCAACTCCAACACCTACACCAACACCTGAACCACCAACTCCAACACCTACACCAACACCTGAACCACCAACTCCAACACCTACACCAACACCAGTTCCAACATGTTATACATTTACAGCATCAACATATACCTATGTTGAATATGTATCATGTGCTGGAGTTTTTACAACAGGATATTTAGCATATGGTGATAGTATTTGTGCTCAATCAGTCTCAGTAGGTACATTATCACAAGGAGTAACATGTATATAATATATTTATAACATATGCCAGCAATAGTAAATAAAAATAATTTTAAATTATCATTCACTAATGAACATACAGTGTATGAAAATTATATTACTGCCCAAATTAAAGAAAACGAATTTAATTTAACATATAATCCATCTTTACGTCAGACAGGCTCAAATGCTTATTCTGAAATAAAAAACTTTGCTACTGGTTCTGATTTCGCACCATATGCAACTACACTTGGATTATATAATGACGATAATGAATTATTAATGGTTGCAAAATTTGGTCAGCCTGTTCCTATATCTGTAGAAACAGACATGACCTTCCTAATACGTTATGATACCTAATTGGTTATATTTTAAAAAACAGATCAATACGATTGATCAATTTCCTGAAAACACATTTGGTTTTATTTATAAAATCAGTAATGTAGACACTAATAAAGTTTATGTTGGGAAAAAATCACTATACCATAATAAAAAACATAAGTTAACTAAAAAACAACTAGACGAACAACCAGTTACTCGTGGTAGAAAAGCTACTCATGAGGTACTACACATAGAATCTGATTGGAAAACTTATTATGGTTCATCTAAAGAACTAATAGCAGACATTAAATTACTTGGAGTTGAAAAATTTCGTCGTGAAATTATATATTTAGCCAAAGGTAAAAAACAATTAACATATCTTGAATTAAAAGCACAATTCGAACACGATGTGTTAGAAATTAATTCATATAACGATAATATAGCTGGTAAATTTTTCCGCAAGGATTTGATATAATCCAATTTCCTGATTACATTTATTGTTATGGAAAATCTAGTTTTGATAAACTTATTAGAAAATGTGTTAGGTAAATCTAAACCTACATCACGAGGCAATCATTCATTCCACTGCCCATTCTGTAAGCACCATAAGCCGAAATTAGAAATTAATACAATTACCAACGAAAAGAAAGAAAATCCGTGGCACTGTTGGGTATGTAATACTAAAGGTAAATCAATACATTCATTATTTAAAGCAATGAAAGTTGATCGCTCTAAAGTAGAGCAGCTAGACGTTATTATTGTACCTGGTAAACGCCAAACTATTGTTTATAATCAAATATCATTACCTAAAGAATTTAAAACGCTGATTGATGTTACTCCATTATCTAAAATGGATCAAATATATGCTAAACAAGCATTACATTTTTTACATAAACGAGACATCACAGACAATCATATTAAAAAATACAATATAGGATTCTGTACTGAAGGTGAATACAATGGACGAGTTATTATACCATCATACGATTCAGACGGACAGTTAAATTATTTTATTGCTCGTTCATTTGATGTAGATTCACCTCGTAAATATAAAAATCCATCAGTACAGAATAAAAATATAATCGGATTAGAATATTTTGTAAATTGGGACGCACCAGTAGTATTAGTTGAAGGTATGTTTGATGCTTTAACAATACAACGAAATGTTATTCCATTATTCGGTAAAGTACTCTCTGAGGCACTAATGAAACGATTAGTGACATCAGATGTAGAAAAAGTATACGTTGCTTTAGATAAAGATGCACAACGTGAAGCATTACAACACTGTCAAACATTAATGAACTATGGTAAAGAAGTTTACTTAGTTGAAATGGATGGTAAAGATGCAAATGAGATAGGATTCAAGAATTTCTTAAGTATAATTGAACATACATACCCATTAACATTTGAAAAAATAATGAGTATAAAACTAAAAATCACATGATTGAACAAAGAGTAAACATTATTCATGATCCAAAAATTAAACGGATTGTTGAATATTCACCGGACTCAAAACAAATTAATGTATTAGATAGTCGCTTTTACAATAGAGATGGAAAATATTACCCATCTGTTACTTCAATTCTTAATTTTTTCCCTAAAAATCAATTTTTCCATGCATGGTTAAAAGATGTAGGACATAATTCAGATATTATTGCTTCTAAAGCAGCTGGAGAAGGTACACAAGTACATAATGCTGCTGAACGCTTTATTAATGGTGAGGAAATAAATTGGATTGATGAAACGGGTAAAGCAATATACTCATTAGACGTATGGAAAATGATTTTACGCTTTGCAGAATTTTGGAATACAGTTAAGCCTGAATTAATTTCTGCTGAATATCATTTATTTTCTGATGAACATGAATATGCTGGTACTGCGGATTTAGTTTGTAAAATTAATGATGAGTTGTGGTTATTAGATGTTAAAACATCAAACTCATTACATACATCACATGATTTACAGTTAGCTGCTTATGCTAATGCTTGGAATGAAACCCATAATGAGAAAATTACTCGTACTGGAATTATTTGGTTAAAAGCAAAGACACATAAAGAAGGTAAGGAAGGTCAAATGCAAGGTAAAGGATGGCAAGTTAAGGTTGTTGATGATATTGAAAGGAATCTTGATATGTTTTTAAATGTATATAAAATATACAAATTAGAAAATCCAAATGCTAAACCACACTCAGAATTATTACCAACAAGCATTAAATTAGCTTAATAAGTATATATTTAATAATATTTATAGATGATCTAACTATTTTGGGTCATCTATTTATTTTTTACCTATGATTAAATTATTTGATATACTTAAACAATTAATAGTAGAGGGGGGTAATGTATTTGATATTACCTCATCAATTAATAAAGAAAATATCGATTCTACTGTTAAAAAATTTGTTGATGAATTATCTCGTATATTTCCTGCTAAAGCAGCTTCATTTAAATCGTTCGAAAAATTAGGATCAGCAGGTAAAAAAGATGTATCTGGTGATATAGATTTATCATATGACGTTAAAAATATATTCCCTGATGGAAAACCTGATTTTCAAGGTTGGGGTGTAGACGAAGGTAAATACAATGAAAAAGTTGCTTTATTTACCAAACGATCTAAAACAGCATCAGTAGATAAAATCCAATTACGAGCAATGATTGAATTGATTGGAGAAAAATTAGATGAAAATTCATCTGAAATCGAAGTAGATACCAAATCATCAGGTAATGGCTCTATTTTCTGTAGTGCTCCTCAATATGGACCCGACGGAAAACCATTAGGAATAAATGTTCAAACAGATATTAATATAGGTAATCCAGAATGGCTACGTTTCTCATATTATTCTAATACATACGCAGGTAATGTTAAAGGTCTACATCGTACTCAATTAATGTTATCTTTATTTGCTAATAAGGGTAAATCATTTTCACATGCAACTGGTGTAGTAGATAGAGAAACAGGTGAAAAAGAAGCATCAAATCCTCAAGAAGCACTTGTATTATTGAATAAATTATACGGATTTGATATATCACAAGATACATTAAATGATTATTTTAAATTAGAAGATTATTTAAAGAATAACGTATCACCTGAAGAGTATAATGCTATTATGGATCGTTATTTAAAGATATTAGATTCAACTAGAGCTGATATACCTGATAATTTACAACAATATTGGATTGACAATCAATCTAGATTAGTATTAAAAGGTAAATTTTTACCTGATACATCTAATTTAGTTAAATATAAAGTAGAAGCATAATGTCCGGATCAATAGGAGCAAATAGAATACCAAGAACAGCAGTTGAAAGTACACTTAAAACGTATGTTGAAAAAGTATTAAATAAATTTCCTGGCTTCAAAACAGCCAAAATATCAGGCTCATATAATACATCAGTAAAACCAGATCATGGTGATTTAGATTTAGTCATTCATATTGAAGGTGATGAAACTGATAAGAAAATCCTCAAACAGAAATTTGCATCATATTTAAATTCACAATCAGACGATATTATTCCTCCATTCATAGCCGGACGCCATATTGGTAAAAAATCAGCTGGTACGGGCGATATTGTAATTACTCAATTTCCTATTGAAGGGTATCCTGATTTAACTGTTCAAATAGATAACATGATTGTTATGTCTGAACAAGAAAGTGAGTATAGAAAAAGTTTCTTAGATTTACCGGCTGAAAAGCAAGGTCTATTAGTTGGTTTAGCTAAAGCTATATTATTAGAAGAAGACCCAAATGAAATATTTTCTCGTTTAGGTATTACAAACATACCAAAATTAGAGGATAATCAAGAATTTGAATTTAATTTATCGAATAAAGGTCTAACATTACGTTTAGTTACTTTAGGTGAAAATTTTAAAGAATTAGGACGAAACGATATATGGAATTCATTCGATTGGAATGATGTTTTAAATTTATTTAAAAACTTCAAATTAGATGGAAATTGGGAAGAACTATTAGACGATATTAAATCTAAATTAAAAAACCCACGTTCTAGAAATCGCGTTAAAGGTGTATTTAAATCATTAGTTGTTATTAATGCTGGTGAAGCTGGAACTCCTAAAGGCGATAATAAATTAGCAGCTATTGATAAAGTAAATATGTTACTTGAAGGTTTATCTACTGGTAAAATTGCTTTATTCCCAGGTGCTTTTAAACCTCCTCATAAAGGACATTTTAATGTTGTTGATCAATTAGTTAGTCGCCCAGATGTATCTGAAGTACAAATTATTGTATCAACTAAAGATAGAGGTGGTGTAAGTGTAGAACAATCATTAGCTATATGGCAGTTATATTTAAATAAATTAGGTCCTAAAGCAAAATTAGTACCATATAATATACCTGTAAAATATGTTATTGATACTATTAAAGGAAACCCAGATCAAGAATATGTAGCTGTATTTGGTAAAGAAGAAGGTGCTCGTTATTCTAAATTAGATAATGAAGCTAATGCTGAAATATATGATGCGGGTTCGTTTGAAGGTATTTCTGCAACTGATTTAAGAGATGCTATTCAAGCTCGTAATGTAAAACAAATAGCTAAATTCTTACCTGCTGGTATTTCAACAAGGCAATTTTTTGATGCATATGGTAGTGTCTATAACGGAAATAAAGAACCAATAAATGAGGCGCTACATAAACAACAATTCCCACTATTAAAAGAATTTATTGGGTACTGCAAAGAATATTTAAAATTAAAATCATTACCTCCATTAACAATGTCTTATAATCCTACAACAGCAGAATCAAGACGTTCATTTGGTGGATATGATCCAAATAATAAAAGTATTGAATTAAGTGTAGCTAATCGCCATCAAGCAGATGTCTTTAGAACACTAGCACATGAATTGGTTCATTACAAACAAGATATACAAAATAGATTAACACCCGAATCAGGTAAAACAGGACATACTCATGAAAACGAGGCTAATGCAGCCGCCGCTATTATGATGAGAAACTTCGCTCAAATGCGTCCTGAGATGTTTATAATAAAATAAGTTATGGCTAAAGAAACACTATTACAAAAAGAATTCCAAAAACGAGACATACAACGTATTCGTAATCTAGTATCAGGTAAACAAGGTGATGCTACTCAAACTCAAGTAGGGTATACTTCAAAATATATTAGTCGTTCTGAAGGGGATGTGTGGGAAGAATTCGGTAGAAAATGGACTATAAAGAATGGTATTAAAATGAGTGTCACTAAATTGGATAGAGCTAAAAAATTATCTTTAACTCCACTTTTATGTCCAAAATGTGATAAACTTATGAAAACTGAATATGATAAAAAAATGTTCAGAATTCATAATACATGTTTTGATTGTGTGATTAAAATGGAATCACAACTTAAAATAGATGGTAAATACCAGGAATATGAAGATAAAATTATTAAAGCTAATGCAAATTTTATGTTAGATGAGTTTGTAAGTGGGTTTGATTCATTTTTAGATTCAATAGATTCAAATAACGGATTTGTAACTGAGCAAGGCGATATTGAAGATTGGCATGTAAAGGCTTTAGATAAGCAGAAAATACGCGAACAAGTAATGAAAGACGTAGAAGAATCCCGTGCTAAATTAAATAGTTAATATTTATGGTCATAACA